TCAAAGAATTTGCCGGTCACGTTTCCTCTGTCGGTGAGATGGGGCCACAACTAACCAAGCTCGCTGACGCCAAGGAAGAGATTGAGAAGAAAGCGAAGGACGGTGACATGGACGCCTTCTTTGCGCTCGAAAAAATACGAAATCAAGAGGCTGAAATCAAACGCACTTTTATCTATGCCGGGCGGCCTCGACTTTGGGAAGATTACTGCACCTTCATCGCTAACCGTAAGCAGATGAAAGAGAACGAGCGTAAACGTGCAGAAGCTAAGAGACTGGCTAAGAAGAAAGCCATTCAGAATGGATTTTTGTATGTGGCTGTTGGCATTGCTATTCTCGGTGTCGTTGGCGGGGCCGTGGCCTTACTACTGTGGCTTATTAGCCTTAAAGGTTCTTAGAGATGGCTATCAAATACCGTGGTGAAACCTTCAGCGGCTACAACAAGCCGAAGCGCACACCCAACCATCCTCGTAAGTCGCATGCCGTTCTGGCTAAAGAAGGCGACACAATCAAGCTAATTCGTTTCGGTCAGCAGGGAGTCAGCGGTGCAGGCAAGAACCCGAAGAGCGAAAAGAACAAGGCGCGGCGCAAGTCCTATTACGCCCGTCACAACGCGCAGGGAAAGCCCACAAGCAAGCTCTCTGCAAAATACTGGTCACACAAGGTTAAATGGTGAAGAAGATGGCAATGTACAAATCAGCAGGCAAGAAAGGCATGAACAAGAAGATGAGTAAGAACTTCACTCCATGTAGCCGTTGCCCAAATCCAAAAGCATGCACAGCGGCAGGTGAATGCCTAGCCAAGCGAATGAGCGGCTAATATGGCTTCTGAGCCAACCAACAAGGCGCTGTATTCGCGGGTCAAGAGCGAGGCTAAGAAGAAGTTCAAGGTCTGGCCCTCCGCATATTCATCCGCGTGGTTAACCAAGGAGTACAAGCGGCGTGGCGGCAAGTACAAAACGGTCAAAAGCTAAGCCCAAGGGCGGCCTGACCAAGTGGTTTAAGGAAGAGTGGATTGACCTCAAGACCGGGAAGCCGTGTGGCAGATCGGGCAAAGAGAAAAGCTCACGAGCCTACCCATCGTGTCGCCCCAAGAAAGTAGCGGCCAAGATGACAGCGGCTGAGAAAAAGTCGAGCATCAAGCGCAAGACTGGCCCTGCCAAGATCAAACATGCTGTGACGGCCTCTGGCAAGCGCAGAAAGAAGTGATCACATGGTTCCTGTTCATCATTATTCTTGGAGAGGACTCATATGTGGTATCGGTTAATTCAATTCACCAAAGCATGGGTTCATGTTTTGTTGCTAGGGAGACGATCCTTGCATCGGCCCCGAAACCAAAAATCAATTATGAAGCAGTTTGCATTCGATCAGATAGGGTTGACTTGTTATGACAGAGCTAGAGAAGTATGACAAAAACGGGAATGGGATTATCGATCCGCATGAGCTTGCTCTCATTGAACTTGAGGATCGCCGCCGTAAGATGGAGGATGAAGACGCACAGCGTGATTCGATCCGCAAAATGGCGTGGTTTGCGTTGTTTGGCCTACTGCTTTATCCCAGTGGTATTTTTGTATGTAGCCTTGTCGGACTCGATAAAGCGGCTAGCCTCATCACTGACATCGCGGGAACGTATTTTATAGCCGTGTCTGCCCTTGTCGCCAGTTTTTTCGGCGCGAGTGCTTACCAGTCGAAGAAGGCTGAGTAATGAAAACCTGTCTGTATAGCTACTCACGAGGGCTGTATGAGACTGAGTGCGGAGGCAGATCTGTGACCAGACCTGTCCAAAAGTGTGATCGATGCGGGCGCAAGTTAGAGGAGGTGAACCTTGTTACAGATGCTGTTAGGGCCGGCAATGGAGTTGGGCAAAGAGTTCTTACAAGGAAAGGCTGAAGAAAAGAAGGCCGTCCAACAACGTAAGATCAACCAGATCAACAACGATGCTGACTGGGAATCCAAGATGGCGGAAGCGTCTGGAAACTCATGGAAGGACGAGTATTTAACGATTGTTTTGACGTTACCCCTGATCGCCGTGGGTTATGCAGTGGTAACTGGTGACAACAGCGTGATCGAAAGACTGGATCAAGGGTTCGACGCTCTGGAAAAGACTCCGGAGTGGTATCAGTATTTGTTATTCCTTGCCTGTTCAGCGGCATTTGGAATCAAGTCCGCAGACAAGATTATGAAATTAAGGAAGAAATGATGAACACAGAACAGCTACGCAACGAGTTAGAGATTGACGAGGGCGTCAAGTACGAGATCTACCTAGACCATCTCGGCCTGCCAACATTCGGTATCGGCCACTTGGTGACAGAGGATGACCCAGAGTACGGTCAGGAAGTAGGCACAGAGGTCTCAGAAGAGCGTGTAGCGGAAGTTTTCGAGTCAGACGTACAGGTTACCCTAGACGAGTGTCAACGCCGGTACAGCGACTTTGACGAGCTTCCAGAAGAAGTTCAGCTAATCATTGCCAACATGATGTTCAACATGGGACGCCCACGGCTGTCTCAGTTTAAGATGATGAAGGCTTGTATCGATGACCGGGATTGGCCGGGTGCGGCAGACCAGATGATGGACAGCAAGTGGTATCGTCAGGTCACTAACCGGGCTGACAGGTTGGTCACAAGAATGCGGGCCGTGTAACAAAACCTGTTGCATTCCGCTACATAATCTGTTTAACTGGCTCCTGTTGTTTATCAATAGGAGCGAGCAATGAAAAACCAAACAACACTAATGGCCCGTGTCTGGGCTGACCTCTCGGCTATCAACGTCAACGATCACGTTCAGAAGAAGGGCAACCTTTCGTATCTGTCGTGGTCTTGGGCTTGGTCAACACTGATGGCTAAGTACCCTGAGTCATACTACGTCTTTCAGGATAACCGTACTGAAAATGGTACGGTCATGGTTGAGTGCGTCCTGACTATCCACGAGGGTGAAGAGGTTGCTACCCGCACCATGTGGTTACCTGTCATGGATCACAAGAACAAGGCTATCGTTGACCCTGACACACGGGCTATCTCAGACGCTCGTATGCGCTGTCTGGTCAAGTGTCTGGCTATGTTCGGTCTAGGGTTCTACATCTATGCAGGTGAGGATATCCCACAGGCTGAAGCAGAGGCTCTCACACAGCCGATCGACAAGGCTCAGGCTCAACGCCTCAATGAGATGTTGGACTACTCAGGAACCGACATACAGAAGTTCCTAGCTCACTATCGGATCAGTTCTGTGTCCGAGCTACCACAATCGCATCATGAGCAGGCGTATAACGCGCTGTCGCAGAAGATCTCGCAAATGGAAGCTCAGACTGCACAGGCTGATAACGAGTTGTCAGATGTCGATCTGTAAGGGGCAAACACGATGAGAGTGATAGATCACAAGCAGGGGACACCGGAGTGGCTAGCAAGCCGCCTCGGATGCCCTAGCGGTTCAGGGTTCGACAAGCTCATTAGTGCGGCAGGCAAACCGTCTACGCAGGCAGAGGGCTACATCAACCAACTAATCGCAGAGATTATGACAGGGGAAACAACTTCTGTTCATGTCACTGAGGCTATGCAACGCGGAACCTCGCTAGAGCCTATGGCGCGGGAGTTCTACGAATTGGCATCAGGAAATGATGTCAACGAAGTTGGTTTCTGTAAGCATGATACGTTACAGTGTGGTGTCAGCCCTGATGGGTTGATCGGTCAGGATGGCGGTCTTGAGATCAAATGTCCTGCGCCGCATACGCACATCGCGTACCTCCGGGCAGGCGTGTTGCCAACCAAATACAAACAGCAAGTGATGGGCTGTATGTGGATCACTGACAGGCAGTGGTGGGACTTTGTGTCGTACCACGAGTCAATGCCTGCATTGATCGTCAGAGTCGAACGTGACGATGACTACATCAAGCTACTGGCCGATGAGGTATCAAAGGCCGTAGAAACAATTCAATCTGAAGTAAATCGATTAAGGAAAATGCAATGAATCAATATGACAACACCAACCGTGGCGCATTGTGGAAGAACTCTGAGATGCGTCCAGACAAGCGTGACCCGCACTTCACTGGTCAGATCAACGTCAGCACATGCTGTCCACACTGCAATCAAAATATCAGCATTGATCAGCAGGTATCGGCGTGGAAGCCTGACCCTGAGAAGGTTGGCCCCAAGACCCCGGTGCTGTCGATGTCAATGCGTGACAAGAAGCCTGCACAGCCAGAGCCTGTTGATCGCACAATCCAGACCACTGCTCAGGACGTTAATGACCAGATATCGTGGTGAAAAAAAGCCCACTGAGGGTAGTGGGCAAAGGAGTATTGAGGGAGCATCGCTAGCCCGATGCCCTTTCATTTTAACAGAGGAGCGCACAAATGACGCAAATTAATGCAGGTTTATGCATCAAACGCGCCCAATCAATCAGGGGTATCTCGTGTCAGCAGATGGCAGACGACTACGGTCTACACCGTCAGCAGGTCACGAGGTGGCGCAACCAAGACGACATGCACTTGGGCAAGTTGATTGGTTTCGCTGAGTATTTTGAAATGAATTTTTTTGAATTTTTAAAACTAGGGGAGCAATCCAATGAACAATAAGCGTTGGACAAACATTGAGTTACTGACACTGGGTGACCTGTACCGGGATGGCCTGAGCTACAACGAGATCGCATGCAAACTGAATCGATCGAAATCAGCAGTCGCATACGCGGTCAACGTGTACCGTGATGTGATTAACGTGGAATACCGTAGCAAGGGCGCAGGCAGGGTCAAAAGCGAGACGGTAGCCTCACTGTCAGCCGACACGCCGATGATGGACATGACGCCGCCTAAGACGCCTTGGTGGAAGTTCTGGGCGTGAGTGACTCGCTCAAGCAAACGGTGACCTCTGAGCAGGCCGCAAGGCAGGCTCACTGGGACATCATCAAGATGATGAAT